CCATGTTTTCCAATCCGTTGCGGAAGGCGTGGCGGATGATGTATAGAACAGTGTTATTTTTGTAACCCTGCCAACTGCTGGCATCGTGCAGGTAGCCGAGAATGTTGGAGGAGCTACGCTTGGGTTTATGTCTCCAATAACTGGAGCGTTAAGGCTTGAGAAGTAATTAGGAGAAGGCAGCGACGAATTAGGCGCAGCAGTAAACGCGGTAATGTTTGCATCGTCATAAACCTGTGCGTTGTACTCGGAAAGCTCTAGCGTTGCGCCAAGGTTTCCATCGTCAACGGTTGCCTCAGATACTTTCATCACGCGGAAAAGTTTGTTCGTCCATCCGTAATCGGCGTTAGTAATGTCAACCACATCGCCAGCATCGACTTGGATGCCAGGATACGAAGAAGTGATCGTAACGATCAGATCTTCTCGCGCTTGCTCTAGCCTTCGGTTTCCTAAGTATTGAGCCTGCACAGAGTCGTTTGTAAACTCTAGTGTCGTGGTCTGTCTGTTTGGAGGCTCGTTTGGATACAAAAGCCCCGCCGGTGTTTCCATGTAAACCAGATCAGGCTGATCTCGGTTTAGCTTAGACGGGAATTCAATCTGAATCTGGTTGATCTGCTGGTTGATGTCAATAGCAGATACTCTGATTTCACCGATAAGATTTGTATCGTTGAATGAGAACGAAGAAGTCTCTGCTTTATTTATGACGACCGACCATTTGCCTGATGCCGCGTTGTATGCCATCCAAGAGTCACAACACTCAAGAACTTTCTCGACGTTATCTAAAACGGGTTTGCCCGTATCAATTACGCCGTTGATTCTGTATCGAGCCTGAGTGGAAGAACCGCCTCCCGCTGGCGTATAGGTAATTGTCTGATCGGAATAAGTATTAAGAGCCGTAGCGCTTGCAGAATCAACCAATCCCGTCATGCCAGCGCCGTACCGCGTATCGGTCATGTAGTCATACCAAACATCCCCAGGCTTTGCTACCGTTCCGCCCTTGGGGTAATGCTTGCAGTAAAACGTAATCGGTTGAAGCCCTGTCGTTCCCGCGTCAGCGTTGTAATTAAGTTTGACAATCGCAAATGCCAACCCATTCATCTGTCGGCCAGATGCCGGCCAACGTAAAGCAGCAGGAATATCTGCGCCGCCCATTGTCACGCTGGGAGCAGTTCCGTTGATTGAGGTTATAACGCCAGCATTCGTAGACGTGTAAAGGCTAATGTATAAATTTCCGTTTATCTTATCGTCAACATTTGGTGGGGAAGCGCCGTCCGTTAAAGAAACAACTTTTGTTTGATCGGTGTTGTCAAAAGTAATGAGGCGATCACCGTAGTAAAACTTTTGCGTATCAAAAGAAAAAGTCGCAGAAGCATCTGACGAAATAGAAGATATCGCCATGACGTAATACATTGTTTTTTGATCGGTAGACAGAACCGCATCAACAAACGTACCGCCCAACCAAGCGTCGCCATAGACAATCGGAATTGAGTTGTTATTTGCCGGAGGAACCTGTTGTCTAGCTCCAGTATCTTGCGATTGCGGAGGTTTGGAGCCAAAGACCCGAGTAACAACAAATGAAACCGCAAAGTTAATTGCTGCGGCTGTAGCAAGAAACGAAACAGTACCCGCTGCTGCGGCCCCCAATAAAGAACTAGCTACAAGTGTGCCTATCATTTCTTTACTCTCGGAAAAAAGTTGCTTGCATGGGCTTAAATTTATATCGTGTGTAGTCAATCTCCGGGCTATTGTGCATAAGACTTGTAAGCACTACCTGAACCCTTCCTTGGTCCAGCATATCTTGTGCTAACTTATTAAATCGCAGCCAAAGCTTTCCGCCAACGCTTGTATTACGATATTCGGGCATAACCCACCAGCCAACTTCGTGAAGCTCTTTAACTGAGTTGTTCCAAAAGTTGCTTGTTACATAAGCTGCTAAGAACCCTCGAAACTGATCGTCTATCAAAACAAAACCTCGGCCTTTTATCATCTCGTAGAAGAGCGTTTTTACATGCCCTTCATTCTGGTTTTGCTTTAGTGTTTCTATACCTGCTTCGTCTGCGTATGCCTTCATCATCTCAATCAAATGAGGCATGTCGTATTTTGTGGCGTATCTCATCCTGCTTGGCTTATATCGTTGATGTCTGCTTGTGCTGGTTGAACGGTTCCAGGATCTGACTGCGACCCCGATTTCGGCGGAGCGCCAAAGTCAAAGTATTGACCTGAGATTGCAGCGACGCGGCTCATGCTTGTGTCTGATGCGTAACGTTGCTGCCATGTCGAAAGATTGGTTTTGATGCCAGCAATCCTGCTCTCCAAGACCGCCCGAAAAGAAGTGCAAGAAATCGACGCTGTAGCGGTACGGCTTCGGATGTTATCGTTCCAATCTTCGGTGATTGAAATGTTGGAAACGATGCCCTGATAGCGCTTAAAAAACTGAGTCGTAGGGGTTGTAATGATCTGATAGTTGGAGTCGAAAAATCCGCGCCAAACTTCGACTGTCGAACCTTTAATGTTAGACCCCAAAACTAAAAAAACATTTGTCGGGTCTATGCCAATCAATCCAATAATCATGTCAATCGAAGTCGCTTTAATTTCTCGATTGACTGCGCCAACGGAAAGAAGGCTTCCCAATCCAAGAAAAGGAATGCCATCGGCAACGACTGGAGCCGCGGCATTGCAAAAAGTATAAGTTGCTGTAGAGGTCGTAAGTCTGACAAATTCTCCGTGGGTAATGCTTGCGCTATTAAGCGCTGCCATAGGGGTACTCATTGCACGTTCTCCCTAAAGACAAAATCAGCGTCCCAGTCAACAAAGGCTCCGTTAGTCATAGGTCTTAACGTATACGTTGGACAAACCTCAGCGACTACTGAGAACGTGCAAGCAGACCCGACGGCAGTGAGAGTACCGACAGTCGGCGTTCCGATAATTGGTCGATGAAGCGTTGCATTAACCGTCGAGCCCGAACCCCTTAAAACTTGAGTCGTAATTTTGTAGGGGTAACTTCCAAGCTGTATGAAGTCGCCAGCCTTAAACACAATAGTTCCGCTACTGACCGCCGGAAGATTACCTATAGCAATCTGTGTGGCATTGCCAGCCGGTAATGAGGCAAGCGTAAGCGCTGCGGCCTGAGCGCCGCTAAGCTGCCCTTGGTAAGCGGTAAACCACTGAAGGTTTGTAGAGCTAAACGTAATCGTTGCCGCTGTCTGCCGGTCGAGGTTGTCAATCGTCTGAATTACATCTCGAACCTGGGGATAGTAAAGAAACGAATGAGGCTTAACTGTAAACACCCAAGGAACGGATGTAACGTAAAGCGCCGTTCTCACTTGCCCTGATCTTGAGTATTGCTGCCCAACCATACGCCGGTTGTTAACCGTGATTGTTTGGCTGATGTCTAAAATGGTTTGGAAGCTCATGCTCTGCCTCGCGGTGAGAGCGATTTCTGGGCGTAGGAGTTAGCCGCCCAGACCGCTCGATTGCTGCCCATGATTCTTTCCTCGAAAGACTTAACGTCGATTGCCTGTATGTTGTAGTTATTGACTGTCGATGTTCCGCTCATCGCGTAAGACGGAACAACCTGACCGGCCATGCTTGGAACAAATAGTTCCGGCCCTCTTTCCCCAACAAGATACGGAGCGCCGGAGTTAACCGGACCGCCGCCGGCTCGCTTACCAAAGAGACCACCAAGAACGGGAACGTTAGACATAAAGTTTTCAAACAATGAGGGAGCGCCCTTCATGTCCGATTTGAAAATTGTGTCCAAAAACTTATCCAGCGAGCGAGAAGCTAGCTTTTGCAATAAAGAGGAAAGAGCAGACTTAAATGCTTGCGCGGCAGACTTGCCAGACATAAAAGCCTCGACAATCGTTGAGCCAACTGATTTAAACCCGTCTCTAATATCTTCCAAAAGCTCTAGCTGTTCCTCGCTTGCTTTTTTCGTCAGATCCATTGCCTCTAGTTCTTTGTTTGCAGTGACTTCTGCTTGCTGGCTAAGATCAAGCATGACTTGCATACGCTCTTTTTCGATCTCAACTTCGCGCTCGTAATCTTTAACGATCTGGTCTTGGCGCATCTTGCGGAGATCTTCCATCGCGGCCAGCTCTTGATTGGCTTCTTTTGTAAGCCTCATCATCTCTTCTTGTTGCTCGGCCTCCTCGCGGCGCAGACGTATAATCTCTTCCATCTTTGCAAGGCCGGCTGGCCCACCTTGCTTCGCAGCCTCAAACCGCAACGCCGCTTCTTCGCCTTCTTTTAGTTTAAGAATCTGAGCGTCTAAGCCTTCAAGATAAGTCTTAAGCGCTTTTGCAGCAGAATCAGCGCCCGAGTCTTTTACAGCCTTGACCCTTGTTCCTGACTGCCTGCCGCCCTGCGTTACACCAACCACCGGAGCAGGAACCGCAGGCTCCTCTTCGCCAAAACCAAGGAACTTTTTAACGCCCATGTACGCGTCACGCGCTTTACCCATCAGCGTTAGAAAGCCTATCTTTGCCTTCTCGGTCATTTGGTCGATAGCGTCGCCAATCTCACCGATAGCTAATACGCCCTTCTTTGCTTCGCCTGAGAACTTATCGGTGTTTCTTGAAAGCTGGTCAATCTTAGT